TTAACACCTATAGAGTGTGAGAGATTACAAACACTACCTGACAATTATACAGAGGGTGTGTCAAAGACACAAAGGTATAAGATGATTGGTAATGGGTGGACAGTAGATGTTATCGCACACATATTGAAAGGAATAAAAAATGGCTAAAAAACAATACCATGATTGGGTAAAGATGTCTGATGATTCATTCAACAAGACATTAAAATTAATAATAATAATACTGTATGCCTATGCAGTATTTGAAGTAGCAAAGGAGTTATTATCATGAGTGTAGAACGAGATCAATTAGCACAGAAGCTAATAGATGCACATCATTTAGATAAGAAGATAGAATCAAATGGTGTGCTAAAAGCATTCAAAGATGGTGTAACAGATGCTATGTTACATGGCACAAAAGATGAGAAACAAGAAAGCTATTACTATAAACAAGGTTATGACTTTGGTATAGATTTGTTTTGTAAACAAGAGGAGTGGACACATGATTAAATTAATATATGATGCATGGCAATCTGTCATGAACTATGAACGCAATCCCCTGCGACACATACCTGACCTAAATACTAGGCATATGATTATGCAAGTGTTAGCATGGATGTGGTGTATTGCATTCTCTATGTACTTTGGTAGTATGTGGATGTTTGGGATAACTGCGATTGCCCATGTTTTTATATTGGCTGCTATTGTGTTAACTGTAGCTACGTTTGAGACTGCGAAGAGAAAGCCTAGTTTCTTTCTACAAAAGGGGTATCATACACCTAGTCGTAGTCGTGCTATATATTACAATGGCAAAAGGTTTGAATTAGATAACAATGATAAAGGAGGAGAACATGAATAACGATCAATTAATATGGTTTATATTAGGTATGTGTTGCATGGCATTCATACTAGGATTTATGGGAGTAGGATTATGATAACAAAAGAAGATAAAATTAAATTTATTGTTGAACAAGAAAAGTTGGCAAACAATTCTTGGAAGTGGATTAAAAACGCAGACGATAAAACAATCAATGATTTATATAATTATTGGACACAAGAATTGTAGGAGATATACATATGAATAGATTTATTATAGAAGATACACCAAGCAAGATTGCATCATCTCTGTGTGACCAACACGTAGTTAAAATGCCACTAGAAGAAACACAGATGTTGTGTACTGTGCTATGGCATCATGCACCTAGCTTTGCAGAAGAATGTGATTTATACAAACCTGTACATAAAAAACATCCTTGTACACTATGGGCAATGGAAAATAAAAGTAATTATACTTTTGCATTTTGTTTGTTAGGTTGTATGTTAAAAGAATATACTGCACGATACAACAAGTATCATGGTGCGACTAAACACTTCGCATCTTTGTGGGATGGTAGAATGTACCTGCCTGATGGTAAAATGACTGCACATCCACAATGTTTTAGTGGGCATGATGACTTGAAGACAGATGAGTTCATGCCTATTAAAGCATATCGTAAATTTTATATTGTTGACAAAACTAGGTTTGCTAGATACAACTATAGCCAACGACCAAAATGGTTTAAGGAGATAGCATGAAATTAAAAGATTTAGTAATGGAATATTATGGTTCTTACGAGTTTAAACACATAAAAGAGGAGACTAAAAAACAATATGTATATTTTTCTCGTATAGTTATGGATAGTGACCTAGAATCTAGTAAATTAGGCAATTATCAGTTGCAAAAGATCACTACTAAAATGTGTAAAGTAGTTTACAGAGAGTGGTGCGACAGAGGAGTATCGTTAGCTAACCATGTTTTATCTGTAGCAAAGATATTATTTAACTATGCCATTGATATGGAATACATAGAGAATAATCCATTTCGTAGTGTTAAAAGACAAGTGACTAAACAAAGAAAAGTTGTTTGGACTAAAGATGATATACAAAAGTTTCTAGATTTAGCTTATTCTAACTTTAAAACAAGAAATATTGGATTGATAGCACAAATGGCATATGAATGGTGTCAAAGGTTAGGTGATATGCGATTGTTAAAGTGGGAAAACCTAGATTTAGATAAAAAAACTATGCACATAGAGCAATCTAAACGAAGAGCAGAGGTATTTTTACCTATATCAGATGATTTAACAGAGATGTTAACACAACAGAAAGAAGATTTTGGGTTTCAACAATACGTAGCACCTCGTACAAAGCCATATAAGGGGGTCTACGAGCCTTATTCGCTATATAAGCTACCTTTACTAGCAAGAAAGGTTATGACCTCTGCAGGACTCTCTAATGAGCTACGATTGAGTGATCTTAGAAGAACAGGAACTACAGAAATGGTTGACGCAGGAGTATCTATGGCAAATATTATGTCAGTAACAGGTCATGCAAACCCTCAAAGTGTTAAACCATACATGAAGCACACACTAACAAGTGCAAGTTTAGCATTGGATATGCGTAAAAATTTGACAAGTAAATAAAAGTATGGTAAAAGGATATTGTCTATGCCCGCAGATATATATACATATATACAAGAATTAAATATACCTATTGATGAAACAGTAAGAATGGATTGTCCTATATGTAATGGACATAAAACATTTACTGTTACTAATTCTATGGGTGCATTATTATATAATTGCTATAAAGCATCTTGTAATGTGTCAGGAAAAAATAAAACTAGAATTTCAATAGAGGATATACAAAAAAAGATGCACAAAAAAGAAGCAGAATCATCTGTTCCCAAGTTAGGAATGGATTTACCTGATCATGTAGTTTACTCAGTTGACAGACATGAGATTAAAAGATTTGTCTATGAATATGGAATAGACACAAATAAAATACATTTACATTACGATGTAAAAGAACATAGAGTTGTCTTCCCTATACACCAAAATGGTATCATAGTAGATGGTGTGGGAAGATCACTAGGAATGAGATTACCTAAATGGAAAAGATATGGTAATACAGGATTGCCCTTTACTTTTGGTTGTGGTAAAGTGGCAGTTGTGGTTGAGGATTGTATAAGTGCCTCCGTAATAGGTAGTGATGTCTACGTAGGGGTAGCAGTGTTGGGAACATCATTATCGGAACTCCATAAGCAATACTTATCGCAATTCTCAACTGCTATAATTGCTCTAGACCCTGATGCTATCCCTAAAACAATGCTATTCGCTAGAGAATTACGACCACACGTAGATAATGTAAAAGTCTTAAAGTTAAAAGACGATTTAAAATACTTCAACGAAGAGGATATAATGAACTTATATTCTTTAACCCCAAAGGAGAAAGCAATATGGAAGTAGCATTAGTTAGAAGTTTGATGGACAAAGGTTTCTATGATGAGCATAGAGGTGCTAAATGTCCTGATAGACTTTTTAGTAAAGATATAGGCAAGGTTAAGAAAGCTATTGATTATGCTATGGACAGATACAATAGAGATATCAGTCCTGATGAGATAGAAGCATTATTCATGTCAAGCAATCCTAATCTAACAACTGCACAGAAACAAGCATACTCAATACTTTTTAATGATATTAAGAAAGAGCAACCACTAGGAAAAGATATAGCACAAGAAGTATTGTCAAAGTTGTTTCAAAGAGTTGTAGGAGAGGATGTAGCTAATCTAGGTTTTGAATATGTCAATGGCACACAATCAAGTTTAGAGCCATTACGTGTTCTATTAGAACAACACAAAGATGATTTTACTCCTGATCTTAATGTAGATTGGGATGATATGGATATAGAGACTTTACTTCAGAAGAATGATCTTGAAGCAAGGTGGCATTTTAATTTACCATCTTTAACTAGACATATTAGTGGCATTAATGCAGGACACTTAATTGAAGTGGGTGCTAGACCAAATACAGGCAAGACTTCTTTTCATGCTAGTATTATTGCATCACCTGATGGTTTTGCAAAGCAAGGTGCTAATTGTATTGTCTTGTGTAATGAAGAGGGTAGTCACAGAGTAGGTGCTAGATATCTTACTGCGTCTACAGGTATGACTATGCAAGAGATAAAAAGAGAGCCTACAAAAGCAAGAGACTTATATCAACCTGTAAAAGATTTAATAAAGATTAAAGATGCCACAGGTAGAGATATGTCTTGGGTAGAAAGTGTGTGTAAATCATACAGTCCTGATATTGTAGTTTTAGATATGGGAGATAAGTTTGCTCGTACACAAGGATTTGCTAGACAAGATGAAGCACTCAAAGCAAATGCTATCCATGCTCGTATGATTGCTAAACAATATAATTGTGCTATATTTTATATGTCGCAGTTATCTGCAGATGCAGAGGGTAAAGTATTACTTAATCAATCTATGATGGAAGGCAGTCGTACAGGTAAAGCAGCAGAAGCAGACTTGATGATCTTGATTGCAAAGAATCCACCAAAGCAAGATGATGATCCTGATAAAGAGGATTTACAAAGACACTTAAATGTGGTAAAGAATAAACTTACAGGATGGCATGGCACAAGACATTGTACATTAAACTACAAGATTGGAAGATACGAACCATGACACAACAAGAACTATTTGAAATAGAACCAAGTCATATAGATGGCGAAACTAAAAAGTGTAGCAAGTGCTCTCTTGATTTACCATTAAATGCTTTTTCATCATGTCATGGTGGAACTTATCTAAGACCTGAGTGCAAAAAATGTATGAGAGATATAGCTAGGTCTAGAGAAGAAATTAGAAAAGTACATGGTATGCCACACGAAGAAAGTTATATCTGTCCTATCTGTCTAGGTAATTCTAAAGAGGTAGGAGATTCACAAAACAGAACTGCTTGGGTTTTAGATCATTGCCATATTAGTAATAAATTTAGAGGTTGGCTCTGCCATAAGTGTAATAGAGCATTAGGTAACTTTAATGACAATGTTGACATTATAAAAAGAGCTATAATATATTTAGAGAACCATAAGGAGACGTTAAATGAAATTAACAATTGATGTAGAGAATACAGTTAC